GATATGAGCGATCGGCCTGCATAATTGAAATGCCAGTATCTGTAACTGGATCTGTTTGCAGAATCGCTGAAACGCCAGGAGCCCGGCGCGGATCGAAGAATAATTTACATCGGTGAGGTCTCCCGTTAGCTTTTCGTAAGTCGTTCCTATTCCTCGCGCTATGGACCGTAATTGTTGCTTAACCCACTTCTCGTAATTGCCGCCCACATCGGCGGGCTGGGAAAATGTTACATCCATGCCCGGGGGTAAAACCGGAAATGTGCCGGGTTCCAGGGGTACGATTTCACGATTACTTGAATCTGTTGATTCGCTTTCACCAAATGGCAGGTTATTGTCCGTGCCGCCCGGTGGCTCGGTGATGAACCCGCCAAACATGGCCGCAGCCTTTTTCCGCACAAGCTCGGCATCGTCGTATTGATCGAAGTCATACAGTTTCACTATCACCGATGCCAGCCATGACGTGCCCCTGATTTGACCCGGACGTGTAGGCCGGTATACATGGCATATCTCTTCCGCCGGCACCCGGATCCGTGTCAGCGATCGTGAAAACCCGTAATTTTCTCCTGGATGCTCCGGCCATAAATGATACGCAACCCGCTTTCCATCCCCGTCGAATTCAATTCCCATCCGGATGCTGTTGCCGTTGGCAAGGGTTGTGGAGTAGTTTTCATCCAGATGATCCCCCTCTAAGACCTGTAACTGCAGGGGTACGGAAAGATCGGACTTCACCGATTGCGGCTTTATCCGCACCAGGGCTTCACCGCTCTCAATCAATGCTTGAGAAACGAGGGACTGCAACCCGTAAAAATCGCATGTTCCGGTGTAATCGGCTTCCTCTGTCCAGTCATTCCAGAGTTCTTGTATGGTTTTTTTGAGGTTCTGATCCTTGAGTTGCCATGATGGGGAGATCCCCGTGCCGATGAGATCGGAAACGAAAGAATCAACGCCGCCATCTGTCAGAGGGTTATTACGCCTTAAATGCCGTGAACGTGACCGGAGATTGTTAATTGACCCCGAAATCAAGGAATTGATACCGGAGGTAGAGGCCATCCATGATCCCAACCTGCGCCCTGCCCGCGCCCCTTCAAAGGCGGATTGGGCAGAGACGGGGATCTTGTTGCCACGGCTGTCTAAAATACGCAGATATGCCATAATTAAAGCCCCTTGCTGGTTTTCACCAGCATGCAGCTTGGTTTTTTGCTGATTCGGTTAATTTCCGATACAATCTTGTTTCTCAGGGATTCCAATTTATCGAGATCGACCCGGGAATATTCGATGGTCTTCCCATTAATACTGACACTGACAACCCTCTGCCCTGTCGCCAGTTTAAGAAGTGCCGCCTGTACGCTTTCTAAATCGGTTTGAGAATATGCCATGGAAAAAGCTCACTATAATGTTCTGGGGTAAGTGTGGAGGGGAAAAAAGGAAAAATCAATACACGCAAGGCACGTATGGCACTTATGGCACTTAAATTTTAGGAGGATTTAAAAAAATAGTGCTGAATGGCAAAAAAACGGCCCCGGGAAGGGCCTGAATTTTTAATCTTCATTATCCTTTTGCTGTTTTTCCAGGAATTCTCCGAGTGAATCTTCAGGCACTCTCAATCCCCGGGGTCCAAGACGGATTGATCCTAGCTGTCCACTTTCAATAAGGCGATAAATATGACGCTTGCTGCAATTTAACCGATCAGCAACCGTATGAACGAACAATAACCGGCCTATCTTTCCCCTTTCCATCAGACCTCCATCCATTTTGACCTTGCCGCATTGGCTTTCCCGGGTGGTTTTTGTACTGTTGGTTTTTGTGTGGTTAATTTATCCCAATTTATTAACGCCATGCCTGCACGAATCGCCGCACAGTACGCATAAATCTCAGCATCTAAATAGTCATTTCGCTCTCGTACTTTCACCCACTCCGACTTTGGGAAACCCTTGTGATATCGGGTAATCTGCTTCTCTGCGGTGAGCTGCATATAGTAATCATCCTCAATCCCCATCGGCCAGTGATAGCAACCGGGTCCCGGTTTTGATTGCTTGAGGCGACTGTAGATAACCCCCTTCGCCGTGTCTACTCCCAGAGGCCATAACTGCACACCGTTAACAATCTTCTCCCCTTTCCATGTCACATCTTGTTGTGTCGGCCGTCCTACAACAGGTTTCCCGGTTTGCGAAGCCCCCTTAACCGCTATAACGCGCGGTGCCCGGATACGACAATAGTTGTATACGGCCTGGGTCTTGTGACCACCCGTGTCGACGGCCGATGAAATTATATGCAATTCCGAACCGTCAACGTGAGGGAAAGGTCGGCTGAGAAGCTGGTCATGCTGCACCCAAACTTCCGGTTGCTCCGGATCGCCCCATAATTCACCGCAATAAACCAACCAGCTTTCCTCATATTTTCCCCACGCCCTGATAACAACAACCAGCCGATTGTCCTGAGTGTCAGTTCCCATGGTGAGGAAAAATCCCCCCTTCGGCACGGTCAAAAATTTGTATGGCTCCGCCCTGGTTTTCAGAACCACCCAGTCCGGCTGATCGCCCCTTTCCTCATAAGCCTCAGACATAAACGAATTAAGCCATGTTATGTATTTCGCGGGTTTCCCTTTCCGCAGCTCGGCCACAGCCTCAACATATTTCTGGGAAATATATACCCAGCTGTTTATCCACCCGATGGGAGTAACCAGGGCGTTATATTTATATCCTCGCACTTTCCTCTCTGGACATTCATGAACAAAAACACCCGCCTCAGCCATTCCCGGTTTTGCTGATTCATCTATCCGTTTGCGGCAATGATTGCATTGATACCAAGCGTCAACAACTATGCCGTTCTCGTCCCGCTTGAATTTGATACCGAATTCAGCATCGACACCACCCCACTCAAGATATTGAAGGGTTCCACAATGAGGGCACGGAACATTGAAAAGCCCCTGGGATGAATGCTCAAATGCTTGCTCAATATTGGATGCACCTTTTTTCGTGATTGTGGAATTTATAAAAATCTTTCTGCCCGGGAAGCTCCCCGTCCTGCGATCTGCAAGCTCTTCAGGGGATCCCTCACCCCCGATATCGATTTCAAAACCATCGAAATCATCAAGAACCAGGTATTTAATCGATTCCGAACGGTACGATGCCCCGGAATTTGAACCGGTAAGCATTAGAGATCCACCGGGGTATTCTTTCTGTAAAATTGTATTTCCGGAATCACGGCTTTTAGGAAGCTTGACCTTGCCTTGCAACCTGAGAACCGCTTTAATGGTCTTCTCCAATTTCTTCTTGGAAAAAGATCGAGCCAGAGCATCTGTTGGTAAAATCATGAGTGCCGGACCCGGGTATAAATCAATCATCCCTGTTAAAAATATCAGCGCAATTGTAGTTCCTGCCAGCTGGGTCGGTTTAATCAATACAACGACCTCGGTTGGACTCGATGGCGATAATTCATCAAGAATCTCACGAATAAACGGGGTTCTGGAAGATCGGAAGCGACCGTATTCGGCGGTCGATTCACGGGGGAGAGAAAAGTAACTATCAGCCCATTGAGTATAGGTCAATGTCGGATCGGGTTTTATACTGTCAGAAAGGCTATTTCGATACAACGCGCAAGGCATTGGACAATTCCTCGAGGATATAGTTAATTTCGGTTAATAAAATTTGCTTACATTGAAACGCATCGCTTTCAGCGGCTACCAGCGGAGAACATCTATCTGCAATTGAAAGGCATTGCTCCTTTATTTGCCGGCCTGTATTGAAAGCAGTCTTTTCAACATCTGATTTTAAAACGAACAGGCCTTCTTCTCGATCCAGTTTCAGCTTCTTGAGGGCGGCCGCATAATATTTATCCTGGGCAAGAGCGTCCTGATAGCTGGATGTAAGTTTATCCTTGCCCTTTGGTATCGATGTTCGCCTGCTTTTCGATTGATCGAGCATTACTTCCAGCAACGCATCGGCTTCTTCGGCATTGATCTCAACATTTCTTCCGTTCCGCTTGCAGGCTTTTTCCAATAGGCCGCCCGGTTTTATCCATCGGCTTATCAGCGGCTTTGATCGCCCGGAGTGCTTCGCGTATTCAGTTAAATTCACAATATTATCCTTCAGTTAACTCACATTTCGTTAACTCAAATATTTGGGTTAACAACTACATAAATACTGCGCCTCAGCGTCTCCGTATCCCAATATTTTTTAGGAAGGACCCACGATTATATAATAATGTTCTCTCAGGTTGATTAATCGATTTTCGATACAGAACATAAGGTCGTGATGGGCCTCTTGCATCAGTGTCAATGCTGTACTCGCATGATCCATTCTCTCTGCCTGCCCTCTTCTGATTGGCGGTGTGAAATGTAGTGTTGGCCGGCCGTTCCTGGTTATCAATTCCATGCCCTGGTCTTTATGTTTCTTTAGATATGCGGACAGACGAACCACAGGGGCGCTGTCGGTCCATGCTTCATGTTCAATATTCTTTACCAGGGTATATGGATCATGTTTGGCTTTCATCCTTTCAAGTACATCCGGTCTGGGTGGTCTGGGCTGGTCAGGGTGCATGGTCAGGGTGTAACCTCCTGTTTTTATATGGGTGGTCAGGGTGGTCA